TTAAGACCCCGCCTCAGTCCGCAACGAGTCCGCACGGGAAGCGAAGGCAACAGCCACCGCCGCCCGTGCGGACTCGTCCGTGTCCGGGAACATGTGCCCGTAGACGTTGAGCGTCGTCGTCGCGTTCGCGTGCCGCATCCGCGTCTGCACCACCTTGACGTCGAGCCCCTGCGAGATGAGCAGCGACGCAAGGTAGTGCCGCAGATCGTGGAACCGGAACCCCTCAGGCAAGCCCTCGACGGTCCCCCGCACGGCCCGCACGGCGTGCTCGACTGCCGCCGGACCTACGGGACGCCCCAGCTGGTTCGTGACGATCGTCGGCCCGCCGTAGCGCTCCACGTTCGCGGACAGTGCCAGCGCCAGCTCGTGCGGGATCGGAATCGGCGTCCGGCTCGTCTCCGTCTTCAAGGGCTCGTCGGGGTACTGCACCTCGGGCCGCACGATGCCGCGCATGAAGTCGACGTCGGAGACACGCAGCGCCACCGCCTCGGAGACACGCAGGCCCACGAACGCGCCGAGCAGGACGGCCGCCCGCAGATGCTCCGGCATCGCGTCGTGCAGCGCCCACACCTGATGCGTGGTGGCGACGTACGGCCGTTGCTTCGCCTGCCCCGGCGACGTGCGCCGCGAGCATGGCGACTTGGGGATGATGCCGTCGTGGACGGCGTCGCTCATGATCTGTGCCAGCCGCCGATAGATCGCGTACGTCGTGCTCGGCGCGTACTTGCCTTGCAGCTGGACCGTCCACGCCTTCACGTGCGACGGCTTGACGTCGGACAGCCGCTTGTCACCCAGCCCGTCTCGGATGACGTTCACGTGCACCTTGGCCTGACGGACCGTTGACGGCCGCCGGGTCGCGTAGCCGACGAGCCACAGGTCGCACCACTCCCCCACCGTGAGGCGGGCAGTCTTGGGGTCGACGTAGTCCCCGCGGACCACCGACGCCGTGACGCTGTCCAGCCATCGCTGTGCGTCGACCTTGCGCTTGAAGTGCCGGGCGTGCTCCTTGCCCGCTTCGTCGCGATACCGGGCGCGCCAGACGCCGTCCTGGCGCTTCTTTACGCTTCGGCTTGCCACAGGTCGTCCCCCATCCAGAGCACTGAAGCACGAGCCCGGCCCATCTGCACCGGCGTCATGTCGCGGACTTCCTGTTCGGTGGGAAGCCGCCAGCCTTCCGCCAAGTTCATGTCAACGATCCCCAACCATTTCCGAGCCTGCTTGATCCCGGCCTCGTCCAGGTCGCCGGACTCCAGCACCTCCACTAGGTCCTCACGCACGGCGGGAAGTCCTGCCAGCCGGTCGGCCAGTAGGCGCGCCAGAACCCTGATCGCCCGCTTGGTCTCGGAATACAGCCTCACTGCCCGTTCTGCATCCGTCAGAGTCTGTGCGTCCGTGGGGATCAGGGATTCGAGCGGCACGTCGAGCACCTGAGCCACTGCCACGGCCTCGCTCAGGCGTACGGGCCGCTCCCCCCGTTCTATGCGTCCGACCGTCGTGGAGTGGAAGTTGTCGACCCCTGCCTCGGTGAGCAGGGACGCGAACCTCGTCATCGACCAGCCCTTCTGTTCGCGCCTCCGCTGCACCTCACGCCCGAAACGTTCGTCCGCTGTCGTCATGTGCCAACCATGCCGGAACATTACGGCGCACGTCAATCCCTGCTGTTTGACATCAACGTCCCCGCGTCCAATACTCCATGTATCGGAACGCGCCCCAGTGTTCCAACATGGAAAGGATCAGTCATGTCAGATCTGCTCACCGAGGCCGAGGTGTCGGAGTGGACCCGCACTCCTGTCGGCACGCTCCGCTATTGGCGGCACGTTGGAGACAAGGGGCCGCGGTGGTTCAAGCTGGGCCGCCGCGTCGTCTACAAGCGCGAGGACGTCACCGGGTGGCTGGACGCGCAGTACGCATCCGCCGGGCGGTCGGCATGACTCGACCCGGACACGAGAACGCCCCCGCTCGGAGCGGCAACTCCGGCGAGGGCAACGAGAAGCTTGCAGCCATCTCTACCCCCGATCGTACCGCGTTCATAGACGCCGTGCTCGCTGACCTCGAGCAGCCCCTAGCCCCAGCACCGCAACTGGAAACGATCCACCAGGCGTGGTCCTGCGGCTGGGATCTCGGATTCCTCTACGGGCTGCGCATGGCCGTAGACGAGGCAGCCGCGCGCCGTCTCCTCGCCATGGCGACGGGCGGTCGCCTGTGACCTACGCGCCCGCCCCCTCCGACGCGCCTCCGCTTGACGACCCCGAAGAGGTTGACCTGCTCGCAGGTCTCAAGTCCGGTGCGTGGCTGGACGCCCAGACCTTCCCGGCCCTGTCCTGGGCGGTCCACGGGCTCATCCCCGAGGGCTTCGGCCTGTTCACCGGCCCCCCGAAGGCAGGCAAGTCCTGGGCCGCCCTCGGCATCGCCCTCGCCGTCGCAGCTGGCACGCCCGCGCTCGGCAAGATCGACACCGGCCGCCCCCGGCCCGTGCTGCTGCTCGCCCTGGAAGACGGCAGTCGACGCCTACAGGGTCGCTGCCGCCGCCTGCTCGGTGACGGCGTGGGAATCCCCGAACGGCTGGACTTCGCAACCGACACGGCCCCCAAGGACGTCGTTCAGCTCATCCGGGCATGGCTCGGCAAGCACGGGCACCAGCGACCCCTCGTCGTCCTCGACACGCTCGGCAAGGTCATGCCCGCTGCGCTACCGGGTGAGGGCGCATATCAGCGTGACTACCGCATCGGGTCAACCCTCAAGCGACTAGTCGACACGCACCCCGGCTCGACCCTGCTCGTGGTCCACCACGTCAACAAGCGGACCGGGGACGCGGACTGGATGGACTCCACGTCCGGGACCAACGGACTGAACGGTGCTGCCGACTTCACGGTGAACCTGTCCCGCCAGCGCAACGAGGTCACGGGAATCCTGCGCGTCACCGGCCGCGACGTAGTCGAAGGCGAGTACGCCGTCACGTCCGATAGCGGCAGGTGGTTGATCGACGGTGCCGCCCTGGCTGACGCCGCCCGCAAGGCAGCCGAGGTCAAGGTGAGTGACGGTCTTGGGGACCGCTCTGCCGAGATCATCGCGTACGTCAACGCCCAAGCCGAGCCGGTGTCCGCAAAGCAGGTAGAGGGTGCCCTCGGCATAACGGATGCCCGCCGATACCTTGCACGGCTCGCCGAGGCCCGGCGGCTGTCCAAGCCCGAGCGTGGTCGCTACGCCCCCTGTGTCCCCCTGTCCCAAGTGTCCCAGTGTCCCAATGGGGACACCGAGACCCCCGCTGAATGGGACAACGGGACAGATGGGACACCCACCTGCACGGGCTGCGGTGAGCCGATGTCCTACGTCGAGCCCGGCACCACCACCCATCCCGGATGCGGCCTGCTCAACGCTGCCGCCCTCCGTGTCGTGAAGGGAGGCGGACGATGATGAAGCCCTGTCTCGTCTGCGGCGAGCCGACACCGGCCAGCCGCTGCCCCGACCACCAACTGCCCGACACGCGCAAGCGCACCGGGGAACGACGCACCGCCCGCTGGGCCCGGCTGTCCGCCCGCCTCCGCCGGATGCAGCCGTTCTGCACCGCCTGCGGCAGCCGCGACGACCTGACCGTCGACCACGTCGTGCCCCTCGCCGCCCGACCCGACCTGGCCTACAGGATCGACAACCTTCAAGTGCTGTGCCGAAAGTGCAACAGCCGCAAGGGAACTCGCGAGACCCTGGGGGGTGACCCCCCTGCCGGGTCGTCCTCGCCCCTCCCGTGCAGGCAAAATCTGGGTCTCACTTCGCACGGGTGTTCGAGTTGAGCGGCACGAAGGCCGGGCCGAAGGCTCAGGTCACGGCCGAGCCCCTGGACCTGACCGGCTGGCCCCGGGCTCGGGCTGCTCGTCGGCTGCGGTTCATCCGCGACTACATCCTCACGCCCAAGGGCGAGGGTGCGCTCAAGCCGTTCAAGGTCCGGCCTTGGCAGCGGGAGATCGTCACGGGCGCGTTCGCTCCCGGCATCCGGACCGCGCTGGTCAGCCTGCCGCGCGCGAACGGCAAGACCGCGCTTGCTGCCGCGCTGGCGGTCGCCGAGCTTTTCGTCGGCCCCCCGTCCGCCGAGGTGCTGGTCGTGGCCTCCGACCAGCGGCAGGCGAACATCGCGCTGCGCATGGCCAAGCGCATGATCGAGCTCAACCCCGACTTGGCCGAGCGGGCCATGATCTATGCCGACAGGATCGTCGTCCCGGAGAACGACGCCACGATGATGGCGCTCCCGGCCGACCCGGGCGCGCTGCACGGCTGGGACCCCTCATTGCTTGTCGTTGACGAGTTGCACGTCGTCACTGAACCCGTTTGGGAAGCCGTGACCAGCATGTCGGGCAAGCGGCCGGAGTCGCTGACGCTGGCGATCAGCACCCCATCGACCTCGCCGGATTGCGTGATGTTCCGGCTTGTCGAGCACGGCCGGGAGGGCACCGACCCGGCTTTCTTTTTGCGGGAGTTCGCGGCCCCGGACGGGTGCGCAACAGACGATCGTGCGGCGTGGAAGATCGGCAACCCGGCCCTGGGTGACTTCCTGGCCGAGGATGGCCTGGAGGCTGCGCGCCGCACGTTGCGTGAGCCCGTGTTTCGGCAGCTGCGCCTCGGGCAATGGGTGTCCGGCTCGGAGGCGTGGTTGCCGTTCGGTGCGTGGGACGCCTGCGCGGCACCTGACCTCGGGACGCCCCCGGACGGGTCCAAGGTGGTCCTAGCGTTCGACGGCTCCGCGTCGGGTGACTCCACCGCGCTGGTGGGCTGCACGGTCGGCCCAGACCCGCACCTGTTCGTCGCGGGCCTATGGGAGAACCCCGGCGACCGCGGCTGGCGCGTACCGCGCGAGGACGTGGACAACGCCGTGGCGCTGGCGTTCGACCGCTGGGACGTGGTCGAGCTCGCGGCGGACCCGTGGGGGTGGCGTTCGGAGATCGAGGCGTGGGCGACCCGGCAAGGGGAGCGGCGCGTCATCGAGTGGAACACCGCCGCCGCGCAACGCATGGCCCCCGCCACCGACCGCCTCTACCAGGCCGTGGTGACGCAGGCCGTCACCCACGACGGCGACCCCCGGCTGGCGGCGCACGTCGCCCACGCGGTCGCCAAGCCCACCACGCTCGGCGACCTAATCGTCAAGGACAAACGCAACTCCCCCCGCAAGATCGACGCCGCCGTGGCGTCGATCGTCGCCCTCGACCGCGCCGCGTTCCACACCAACAACCAGCCGCGACGGCGCGCGGCATCGTTCCGATAGGAGACCCCATGACCGACCTCGACACCCTCGGCCGCATCCTGCAGCGCATCGACGAGCGGGCGGCCGTCTACTCGACGCTCACCCGCTACTACGACGGCGCGCAGCCCCTCACGTTCCTGTCGCCCGAGTCCCGACTCGCCCTCAACAACCGGCTCAGCGCCGTGTCCGTGAACATTCCCCGACTCCTGGTCGACACCATCGGCGAGCGGCTGCGCGTCACCGGCCTGTCCCGCCCGGACACGTGGGAGGACTGGCGGCGCAACGGCCTGGACACCCAGCACCGGGTCGCGCACCGCGAGGCGCTGCTGCTCGGCGACTCGTTCGTCGTCGTCTGGGCGCGTCCGGACGGCTCCCCGCTCGTCACCGTCGAGTCGGCCACCCAGGTGGCCGTCACCACCGACCCCGCGACGCGGGAGGTGTCCTCGGCGATCAAGCGGTGGGGGGCCGAGGACGGCACCCATGTCGTGTGGTTCGAGCCCGACCGCATCACCCGCTGGCACAGTCCTGCCCGTGGCGCAGCGACCACCGGCTACCGCAAGGTCGAGACCATCGCCAACCCGCTCGGCGTCGTGCCCGTCGTGTGGCTGCGCAACGGGGACCGGCTCGTGCAGACCGGCGTCAGCGAGATGCAGGACGTCCTCAGCCTCACGGACTGCCTCACCAAGCTGCACGTCGACCTCATGACTGCTTCGGAGTACGCCGCCCGGCCCCGCCGCTGGGCGTCCGGCGTCGAGCTGGTCGAGGACGCCGACGGCAACGTCACCAACCCCTTCCCGGAGGGTGACCGCATGATGGTCACCGAGGCGGCCGAAGCCCGGTTCGGCCAGCTCGCCGGAGCCGACCTCGCCGGCTACGAGGCCGCGATCGGCGTCATCATGCGATCCATCAGTGCCGTCACCGGGCTGCCGGAGCACCTGCTCGGGATCGGCGGCGACAACCCCACCAGCGCCGACGCGATCCGTGCCAGCGAGGCCGCACTCACGGCCCGCGCCGAGGCGCGTCAGGGCACCTTCGGGCAGGCCTGGCAGCACGTCGCGCAGCTCATGACCGCGGTCCGTCACGGCGTCGACCCCGCCAGCGTGGACGTCACCGTGCAGTGGGCCGACCCGTCGACCCGGTCGGCCGCGCAGGAGGCCGACGCTGTCGTGAAGCTGTTTGCGGCCGGGCTGCTGCCCGCGAGCTATGCGCTGCGGCGCCTCGGCTACACCGCGGACGAGGTGGACGCGATCCGGGCCGACCGGTCCCGTGACGCCGTCGCGAACCTCGACCTGTCCCGGGTGGTGGCGCAGTGATCGACGAGACCCCCTACCAGAAGCTGCTCGCGGCCCTGGGCGACGGGACCAGCCGTCAAGCCCTGGCCCTGCTGGCTGCGTTCCTCGACGGGCTGCTGTCGTTCGAGGAAGCCCTGACGGCCATCGCCGCGACCATCGCCCGCGCCAACGGGCACGGCACGGCTCTCGCCGACGTGGCGCTGGCGGCGACGCTGACCGAGCAGACCGGGCACCCCGTCCCCGTCCTCGGCCTCGCGCCTGCCGCCGACGACCTCGACCGGCTCCGCAAGGCCGTCGACACGATCCTGACCGACGGTGACCTGACCGACGACGCCGCCCGCGAGACAGCCCGGATGCGCACCGAACGACTCGGCCGCAACGAGCCGATCGACGCCGCCGGGCGCGCGTTCAACGACGGCATCGCCCGGTCACCCCACGTCACCGGCTACAGGCGCGGCCTCACCGCCGACGCCTGCCAGCTGTGCCAGTGGCTCTACAGGGAGGGCCACGTCTACCGGGCCGAGCAGCCCATGCACCTGCACCCCGGCGACCGCTGCCACCCCATCCCCGTCACTACCACCGAGAGGACCAACTCATGACCGACGAGACCACCACCACCGAGACCGACGAGACCCCCGACGCCGTCGAGCCCGAACCGACCCCCGATGACCTTTCTGGCGACGCCACCGAAAAGGGTGGTGACGACCCCGAGAGCTTCCCCCGCGACTACGTCGAGCGCCTGCGCAAGGAGGCCGCCGACGCCCGCGTGCGTGCCAAGGACAGGGACGACCTGGCCGAGCGCCTGCACCTCGCGCTCGTGACGGCGACGGGCCGCCTGGCCGACCCGACGGACCTTCCCTACGACGAGGCGCACCTCGAGGACGAGGCCGCGCTGACGGCCGCTGTGGACGCGCTTCTGGCCCGCAAGCCCCACCTCGCGAGCCGTCGTCCGGCAGGATCGGTCGGGCAGGGGGCCATGACGGCCGCCGAGCCGGTCTCGCTGCTCGGCCTGATGCGGGCGCGGACCTAACCCAACGAGAGGAATCACCATGAGCTACGGAACCCACGCGCAGGCGGTACTCGCCGACGTCCGTGAGTCCGGCCTGACGGACGACCGGCGCATCGAGCTGGCCAAGGCATGGGCACAGGTGTCCATCGCCCTGTCGCTGGAGCAGATCAACTCCCGGCAGGAGGACGAGAGTCTGCGGTCCCAGTAGGCCCAGACAGCTGAGAGGCCCCCCACAGTCCGACTGGATCGTGGGGGGCCTCGCTTCTACGACGCCTGTCCCGGGCGCCAACCCGCCTCCCTCTCCGGAGGCACCTCTAGCATACCCCCCTGGGGTATACTTGTGGTGAGCCTGGCGCTCACCCTACGCACGGCCCTGGTGACCGAACGTGAACCCCCCTTGAAATCCGTTCTGTCTGTAGGAGACTCACCATGGCCCTTGCCACCCAGACCACCACCGCCGCCGCTGGCAGCACCGCCGTTCCCGAGCTGACCGCCGAGCAGGTCTCCACGATCCTCGTGCAGCCGCTGCAGGCACAGTCCGTGTTCCTCGCCTCCGGCCCCCGCATCTTCGACACCGCCGGACCGCTGCGCCTCCCCAAGAACGGCGGCCCGATCGCTGACCCCGGCTGGACCGGCGAGAACGAGCTCATCCCCGAGCGCGACGTCGACTTCGACGAGCTGCACCTGCTGCCCTCGACCATGAAGTCGGTCAAGGTCATCACGCGCACGTCTAACGAGCTCGTCCGTCAGTCCGTCATCAACCTGGACGCGGCGATCCGTGAGCGACTGGTCCGCGACGTCGCCGCCAAGATCGACGCGCAGTTCCTCTCCGCCTCCGGCGACGGCATCGCCACCCCGCGTGGCATGTTCGCCTGGGCGGGCACGCAGAACGTCAACGTGGGCGGCGCACTCACCCTGGACCACCTGCTCACCGCGTGGGGCCTGGCCCTGGCGGCGAACGTGAACATGGCCTCGCTCAAGTGGTTCATGACCCCCGGCGACTTCGTCGCGCTCCGCAAGATCAAGGACAGCTCCGGCCGCTACCTGCTGCAGGCTGACCCCACCGCCGACGGCGTGTTCCGCGTCTGGGGCGCCCCCGTGGTCGTCTCGGCGCGCATCCCCAACACCACCGGCGCCACCCCGACCGGCCGCGCCGCGCTGGCCGACATGTCCCAGGTCGCCGTCGCCCGCGACGTGGCCCCCTCGGTCCAGATCCTGCCCGAGCTGTTCGCCGCGTACGACCAGGTCGGCGTCAAGGTGGTTACCCGCATGGACGCCGCGCCCCTCAACCCCGAGGCCATCGTCACGCTCACGGGCATCACGCGCTGACGATGACCCCGAACCGCACCGCGCAGGCGGGCCAGGTGCTGTACCTGACGGCGGCCGACGTCGCCGCCGAGCTGCGCCTCACCCTGCCCGCCGGTCAGGTCTGGGAGGTGGATATGACCGCGTCCGCTGTCCCGCCCGGCGTCACCGTCCAGTGGGACCGCGTGCACGGCCTGATCGACCCGGCCGCGTCCGGTGACTACCAGCTCATAATCTTCTGGGCCGACACGACCGGTCACCACGCCGTCACGCCCTACGTCGTGCGCGTGTCCAACCCGGCCCTGGCGCCCACCGCCGCCAAGGTCGCCCAGTACCTCGGCAAGGGCGACGACCCCTCCGCGCTCGCCCTTGCCGAGCAGTCCCTCCCCGTCGTGGCGCAGTTCGTGCGCGCATACACGCGAGACGAGGGTTTCGACACGGCGGGCGTCCCGAACGATGCCCTCGCCGCCGTCATCGTGTCCGCCACGGCCCGGCTCGTCACCAACCCCGAGCAATCCCGGACCGTGACCGTGGGGGACTACAGCGAGTCCTTCGCCACGTTCGCCGGCTTCACGCTCCCCGAGCTGGTCACCCTCAACCGGTACCGGAGGCGGGCGCGGTGA